TTGTTCCACGTCATGCAGTCTGTAATTGAATAGCTAATATTGCTGTTGTTACTTGCAATATTAACGTTCATCGTCAGAGTCTAATCGCGTGCTCGTCGCGTCTTCCTACCTCCACTCGGCTTCGTCTCAGGAGCGAAACCTACTCTCCTAGTTCTTCTAGCACTGGCTCGAGTACCGCTCATGCTTGACACGACATTCGCTACTGTAGCATCGACGCTGTCACCACCCGGCGCTCGCACATCATGTACGGAACCGTCAGGTATATGGATCGTGACTGTGACTCGCGTTCCGTTCTCCTCAGGAGTAGCAACAGTCGTACTTTTCACTGAACCAGTACTAAACGCACTAGCAACCTTCGTCGCCGCACTGCTCGATGCATCAGCTGCTTCTGGCATCGCCCCGGGAGTGGGTGGCTGCGTTGCATCCCTGTGTGGTGCACCTGGAGGCACCATAGGCGTGTTGACTAACGGATGATGTGGTTGGTTCGTGGCACTAGCCTGATTTGCACTAACCTGATTTGCACTAGCCCGTTGCGGATTGATTCCAGGGGCTTGTGCACCATCACCATCATCGTCGTCTTCGTCGTCGTCTTCGTCGTCGTCTTCGTCGTCGTCTTCGTCTTGCGCAGGGCCTGCAACACGTGCCATCGCGCCTGGGTCGACAGCGTTGAATTTGCGAACGTTGAACACTTCAGCATTCGCACTAGCTGGAACGACTATATCCATGTGTGCACCACCACTTGGGTTGTCCACTGCCAAAGAACCGCTTGACGTTATAAGCATCGGGACCAACTTCGTTTTGTCCGCATCGGTAAGCGCACCACCCTTCAATTGGTCTCTCACATCAAGACATAGAATTCCCTCTCCTCCGAGTTTATCAAAGTATCGCCAATCCTGTCGTGCTCCTTGATCTGGTGCGTCTCCCTCCCAGACACATATTGTTATACCAAGAATTCCAGCTAGCTTGGACATCTCCTCACCTTCCATATAGTTGTTAGCATTAGGAGCTAACCTGATATCCTTCCGCAGAAACGCCCTGAATTCGTTTATGACATCATGGTCAACGACCTTGATTGGATCGCCTACGGTGCCATTGCCTGTGAGAACAGTCCTGCCGACGATGGTTTTCAGCTCTTGTGGTAGTCGCGTATATATCGGGCTCCCCAGCCGCTTCATATTACCCATGTAGTTCAATGCCGCTATGTATCCACAATCCCCTCCCGCGTACACCTTTCGGATTCCGAACCCTTTAACTGTCTCACCGCGACGGTTCTTCGCGTCAACCGTAATAGGACACAACGTGACGACGTTTCTACCGTGGTTGCGTTGCGCTATCGCGGCAGGATATAATTCCCCATATGCATTCTTATCAGGCAAAGGACCGATCAACGTATCGTTTGCAGCGTCTAGCCACGATGTTGGATTGCCGCACTTGTCAACGTGACCATCACTCTGTGCTATGTCGCCTAACTCTGTAGCTCCTTCTTCTCCATGAACCGTCTTATGGTCCTTCGTAGCTGCTGGAATAAGTCCATCGAGACTAGAGGCGGTGTAGACACGTACACCATCAAGCTGCGTCGCAGCAAGTGTGATTACTTGCTGGTTGTCAATCTTAGTGGAGTTGGCGAAAGTCTCAAACGTTTCTCGCTCTACGTTCAATAGGTTTTTCAAATTTGCCGCATATTGTTGATATGCCTGATTCTCAGCAATCTTGTTGCGCCATTGGAGGGCAGCACTCTGTACGTCAAGTACTGTTTGGACGACGCTTGTGTTTTGTCCTGTGCTTTTCAGTGCGAGCGCGGCACAGATACGCTCATAGTCGTTTTGCACATTTGCCACGTGGGTAGCAATTGTCTGGACCTGCTTATACGCATCAGCTACATCTCCGGCTAGTCGCTGTGGATCCTTCGCAGAAACAAGTGCGATGTCGATTGCCTGTAGTAGTTGTGTTTCCGATTCAGCTATATGCTTCTCTACATCACCAAGTACAGACTCAAACACTGCGGTGATTCCAGGACCAAACTTGAGCTTGTTGAATGCCTCTCCTAGTGAACTGCTGGCACGCCTATTGTTCAGTTTGCTAAGTTGTGCGACTACATTTGCAGCCGCATTGGCAGTGACTGCAGTTGGCATGCTCCCCCAGCTAAGTTCCGACAGTGCAAGTTCGCGGGCTGAAAAGCCTGTGATTTGGTTGACTAGGTCCTTTCGCTGTTCAGAGGTAGGCTCTGAGCCAGTAAGTCTTTTGAAGACGTTCCCAACGGATTCTGCAGCGCTCTTACTATCCTTGACTTTGTCGATTACTGGGTCAATGATGTGTTCGAGAGCATTCTTCACGCCAGCCGCGTTGGGTCTTTTCATAACTGCCACCCCATAGTTAGCTAGGGCGTCCATCCAGGCACTATGCGCCGCATCGTGTATGTCGTCGCTATATCCTACCTTCTTAGTTAGTCGTGCCGCTCCGCGCTGCTTAAGCGTCTTATAACGGAGGTTTTTCGGCTTAACTGGTCGTCTTGCTGACTTCTGACTACGGCGGCCTTTCTTACCTGCGACTTTGATCCTCTTGCGCGATTGTGCATTTGTTCGCAATATCTTTCGAATGCGCTTCTTGGATATCCTCATAGTCCTATACAGACTCAGCAGATTTTTATTGTATCGGTATAATAGTAATGAACTGCATTAACGCTACGTCACCAGTTAACATAGTCAAAGCTACCGCAGGCAAGTGCGATTTGAAATGCTCTGTTGTGTTTAACTATGGTACTACCTCTATCCGTGCGGAGAACAAAGGAGACTACATCCGTCTGGCGTTCGATCCAGAGAACAAACCACCTGTAATATTCAACGCTCAGAAGTACGTGGTTCAGGAAGCGCGCATTTTCCAGCCATCTCTACACACGTTCAATGGGCAGCATACGGCCGCCGAGCTCATCATCACGCACCAAAACCAGTCGAGCAACCAAAACTTGCTTGTGTGCGTTCCGATCAGCGGTAGTGGAAGTGCGTCAGGCACCTTAGACACAATCCTGAAACAAGTCGCACAGAAAGCCAATACGAAAGGTAGCAGTACCAACATCTCAAGCTCATCGTTCTCGATCAAACAGCTTGTTCCTAACAAACCCTTCTTCAACTATGTGGGTACACTTCCATATTCACCGTGCAATGGCTCATACGAGTACATCGTTTTCGATAAAGGAAACGCAATAACCATCACCGATAGCGCATTGCTAAATCTGGCCAAGGTAGTAACGCCAGCAGTATACGCCACTCACACGCCTGTAGGAGGCCTCTTTTACAATTCAACGGGTCCAGGTACACTAACAGATGGAGACATCTATATTGAGTGCAACCCTACAGGTGACGATGGGAACATTTTAATTGGATCTCCTAAGGGTGGCTCTTCTAGTGGTGGAACTGGTGTGTCAAGCGCTACTGCCAGCAATGCGTGGGAGATGCTGAAGGACAGCGGGCTGCTCACCGCCCTAATAGCGCTCATCGCACTGTTTGTCTTGATAAAGATATTCACATACGTATTCGCGAAGCTCACCGCGCAATCTGGTGGAGGCAGCGTAGACGCAGACGTAGGCGCAGCAGACGCAAGCGGATCATAATCAACACAAGTAGACGACACATAGCAGACTCTGTTATATGTCGGCTGGTCATTTACCTACAATATGTAGGTGGACCCCTGGAAACACATATATGCAAGTACCTACTCTTGTCTCAATAAACACAAAAAATAACGTAGTTTCAAAGACCTATCCACAGAGGGGATCTCAGACTCCCAAAAATCCCGATTTCCAAAATGACTTTCAAACTACGTTATTTTTTTCAATTTACTTAGACAATGTAGGTCAAGTTTTTGAATGTTCTCAAACGCTATGTAAGCGAATTCCACCTACATGGTAGAATCTGGCGCGAACTCAGCTTGAAAATCTTTTCTCAGAGGATTACACAAGGATTACAATGGATTACACTTTAGGGCCAAAAGCGGCCGAAAACGGCCTCGATTACTATCACTGTAAGAAGTGTGACTATACAACGTCACATTTGAGTCATTGGAAAAGACATATTAAGACGAAGAAACACTTGGATTACACAAGGATTACAATGGATTACACTTCAGGGCCAAAAGCGGCCGAAAACGGCCCAGATACTAAGAAGAACAATTATGAGTGTGCTTGTGGGAAGCGCTACTCACATCGTCAAGGTCTTCACAAACACAGGCGATCTTGCGCATATGAGCCTTCTGAACCAGTAGTTAAAACCCAGAATGAGGCTGTTGCGCAAGACAGAGATCAGGTGATCCTTGATCTAATGAAGCAGAATGCAGAGCAACAGAAAGTCATTATAGATCTAGTCCAACGAGTCGGCAATAACAACACAACGAACAGTCATAATACAAACATCATTCTGCAACTTAACTCTAACTTCCCGAACGCACTCCCCCTCCCGGATCTTATCAAAAAGATCATGGCCTTGCCGAAATGCGTGACCCATGACCCGAAGTTGCTTGAACAAGCATGTATTCAAGTGCTGTCTCAGCAGACAGATGCCGAGAGAACCATACGCGCTATCGAAGATACGATGTATGTGAAGGAGGACACTGGTTTCAAAGAGGACAAAAATGTTGAGGTATTCGACACTATAAAAAAGGCCACAGAACAAGACCAGCTTTTTAAAGCAGCTCAACAGAATGCAAACATGTTTCAAAGAGAGAAGGAAGGCAAGGAGTATCCGGAGCTGGTTTCGGGCATAATGAAGGAATTCACTTCTGGAGAGAAGAAGACGATGAAGAAGGGGTTAATTAAAGCTATTGGGAATGATGCGACGTAGAAGTGCTTTTCTCAGGCAGTACCTACAATATGTAGGTAGAGCACTGGAAACACATATATGCAAGTACCTACACTTGTCTCAATAAATTCAAAAAATAACGTAGTTTCAAAGACTGGCCAGAAAACTGGGTATTCGGGCCCTCAAAATCTAGATTTCCCAGATAGACTTTCAAACTACGTTTTTTTTCTCAGTTTGTTTAGACGATGTAGGGTGTTTTTTTGAACAAGTTTTTTGGCGTGTAGGGAGTTTTTGCCTACATGGCATTTTCGGAGGTCGCCCAGGGCTTAGAAATACTATCTCAGTACTAATAAAATGCTACATAATGCTACATATTTAGGCACAAAAAAACACGAAAAAGACACAGAGAAATACTACTGTGAAAAATGTGACTTCTCAACGTCTCATTCGGGATTGTGGAAACGACATATTAAGACGAAGAAACATAATGCTACACAAATGCTACATGATGCTACATGTCTTGACACAAAAAAACACGAACAGGACACAGAGAAATTTTGCTGTGAATGTGGAAAAACATACAACCACCATAGCAGCTATTACCGTCACAAGGCAACGTGTACATACGAGCCAAATGCGCCAGATGTGACGAGCCAACCAAACGGTCAAATCATTGATCAGACGTTCGTCACAAAAATTGTGGAAGAGTTAGCGAAAGCTATGAATGGTCAAGGGACGCTACACCATAACCAGATGATGGAAGTGATTCAACGCGTCGGAAACCACAACCATGTAAATAGTCATAACCAACAGTTCAACATCAGTCTGTACTTAAATGAGCAGTGTAAAGATGCGATGTCAATTCAGGCATTCGCAAACAGCTTGGTGGAGAGAATAACAGCAGCCTCCGACCAGATAAGCGGGGATCCGCAGAGGATAGTCGCCCTCATCAAAGACCATGTCAAAGATCACGCCCAAAGGGAGAGACCAGTACATGTGCATGACAAGAAGTGGTACATCAAAGACGAACAGGCTGGGTGGGAAGACGATCTAGGCGGAAAGGCAATCGATGTTGTTAACCAGGTCGCGCGTAAAAACGAGCTGGCAAAACTAGACTCGATGTTTCCGAGGTGGGAGAACGGTGGGAAGGATGCAGAAGGGTATGTGAATGCGATGCAGAAATCGCAAGCTGAGTTATCAGCCAAGAGCAAACAGAAAGCATTGAAAGTGTTGGAAGATACTTGCGCGGTAGATGAAGAGAAGTAGTTGCTGATATATTAAGGACTTTTCTGGTGTCCTGAAAACAATAATATCACCATAAAGCATAAGATGGACTTCACTGAACTGTTTCTGTCTCCACTGGGGAAGGAGTACTGCTCTCTCTACTACATTCTGATGATCTTCGCTCTTATCAACATGCTCATGGGTGGGTTTTACTTGTTGAAGAACATCGTTGAGTCGAATAAGAAGGACATCGGAGGTAACGTGTTCGGTGCGCTTGTAGGTGGAAGCGTCCTTATTGTCGAGTACATCCTTTCGCGATTGATCTACAGCATCTGCGTTAAGGCACTCTAAAGGACTTGTAAATCATATGTGGCAGTAACGAAACATATGATCTTATAATGATTAGATAACACCCTCGTAGTTGATAGGTGCAGCATCGTGGAGAGAATCAAGCACGGGTTTGTAGTCTAAAGAGGAACTGGCATCAGGACCTACAAGCGGGGCCATTTGTTCGACGACCTCCTCTTCCAGGCTCTTTGGGTACGCGTTGTACTTCTCGAGCATCTCTGCTTTGATTTCTTCTGCTTTTCCAGCACCCTGCGTGTAGAAGGAGCCAGTTTCCCTGCTAGATCGCTTGATAAGGGTATGAGCTGCGACGAGAGCAAGGATTCCTGCGATAGGTCCTGCAGCTGCGAACATAGAAAGAGCCAAGAGAACAACGACGACATTGCCCATAGGGGAGTCAACTAGCTTCGCTAGCTCCATTGGGGTGTCGATGTCGAACACAATGTAGACGGCCATTATGAACTCCAGCACGCGCTTGTGACGCTCTTCAGCCTTCAGTAGTGTTTTGAGGAACTGCATTATAAGATATGATACGATAATTTATTCGCCTCTTTCTCTCTAGAAACACACCTAAACAGTGCAACAGAGTGCATGTAATCCACTATGAGTAGCGAAGCAACCTACCTTGGCCCAAAGGGCTATACTATGTACAAAGAATGTGTCGAATCCCCAGATCAACGATTCATACGTGAGTCGCTGACAGTAAAACCGCACATACCTAAATCTCCGGTCCAACCTCCTTCATTTCCTGTTTATAGAGAGAACGCAAGCAAGTTGTACGTGCCGAAGTATTTCGGTATAGAGCACTTTGGAGAGCCAGAAGGGTACCGTATTGGGGATGGCGACGAGATATCAGTTGAGTTTGCTGGTTCTCTCCGCGACTACCAGGTCAATATTATTGATGCCTACATGAAGACTACTACAAACAGCTATGGTGGTGGTGGTTTGCTAGACATCCCGTGCGGATTCGGCAAATGCCACGGTCGCGATACGAAAATTATGATGTACGATGGCTCAGTGAAGATGGTTCAGGATATCGAGGTTGGAGACCAGTTGATGGGAGACGATAGTACGCCTAGGAATGTGATGTCGCTTGCACGTGGAAAGGAAAAGCTTTACAAAGTAACTCCTAGAAAAGGTGACAGCTATATTGTGAACGAGAGTCATATTCTCTCTCTCAAATGTTCAAGTGACTATAGCAAGACTTTGAGAAAAGGTACTGTAGTCGATATCAGTGTGAAAGATTGGTTAGGACTACCGGAGTCATATCGTGGTAGAGGGGGTGTACTCTGTGGATATAGAGTTCCAGTAGCTTTCAGTCACAAAGACGTCCCATTGGATCCGTACTTCCTAGGTCTGTGGCTTGGTGATGGTAACTCTAGAACAACTTCTATCACAACGGTAGACGAAGAAATAGAAGACTACTTGACACAGCTAGCTCGAGTACAAGAAATGAAAATACGGCGACACGATAGAAATAACATAGGATGGGCGCTATCAACTGGCGCTGGTAAAAAGAATCCATTATTATCGTCATTGCGTGAGATGGATCTCATCATGAACAAACATATCCCAATGCAGTACAAGTGTAACTCTCGCGAGATCCAGTTGCAGGTGCTAGCCGGACTAATTGACTCTGACGGACACTGTCAGGAGAGAGGATATGATATCATTCAGAAAAACGAACGCCTACTAGATGATATTATCTTCATAGCACGTTCTCTTGGATTTGCCGCATACAAACATGAATGTGTGAAAAGTTGTGTCTACAAAGGAGAGAAGAAGGAAGGGACATACTACAGAACAAACATTCATGGTCCTGGATTAGAGGACATCCCAGTAAGGGTTAAGAGGAAGAGATGTATCGGAACTCGGCGTCAATGCAAAGATGTCTTACGCACAAGAATTGTTGTTACAGAGCACGAGGAGTGTGGTGACTATTACGGATTTACTTTAGACGGAAACCATCGATATCTGTTGGGTGATTTTCAGGTTACGCATAACACTGCGATGGCCCTAAACATCATAAGTCGTCTTAGTAGGAAGACTCTCGTTATCGTACACAAGGGTTTCTTGTTAAACCAGTGGGTGGAGAGAATAGAGGAATTCTTACCAGGTGCGCGCATCGGTACCATCCAGGGACAGGTCATAGACATCGAGGACAAGGATATCGTCATTGGGATGCTCCAGTCTCTCTCGATGAAAGAGTATCCGGATGACATGTTTTCTTCGTTTGGGTTGACGGTTGTGGACGAATGTCATCATATCTCGTCTGAGGTTTTCAGCCGTTCGCTGTCTAAGATCGTAACACGATACACACTCGGATTGAGCGCAACAATGGATCGCAAAGATGGTCTTACGCACGTGTTCAAGATGTTCTTGGGAGATGTCGCATACAAGATGGAGAGAGAGACGGAAGATAATGTTCTAGTAAAGTGCATTAAATATATATCGAAAGACCCCGATTTCGAAGAAGTAGTTCTAGACTACCGAGGCAATCCACAATATAGCTCGATGATCACTAAGATCTGCGACTACAACCATAGAACCGAGTTTATACTGAAGGTCTTGGTCGACGAACTAAGAGAGAAGCCTGATCAACAGATAATGATTCTAGGACAGAACAAGAGCATACTGAAGTACATACACGATGCTGTAGAGCACAGGCGGATAGCTACTGTAGGGTACTACGTAGGTGGGATGAAGGAGGAGGCATTGAAGGCCAGTGAAGACAAGAAGGTAGTGGTAGCTACGTACGCAATGGCAGCTGAGGGTCTTGACATCAAGACGCTAAGTACGTTGTTTCTTGTGACACCGCGAACGGACATTACACAAGCTGTTGGGCGCATCTTGAGGGTGAAACACGAACGCCCCTTAGTCGTCGACTTCTGTGATACGCACGATGTTTTCGAAAACCAACAGAAGAAGCGGCTAGCGTTCTATCGGAAGAATAACTACATCATACGCGAAACGGACAGTGTCCGGTATGTCAAAGGCGAGTGGGATGATGTTACTAGGCGCAGGCCAGCGAAGAAGAAGTCTGCTCCGAAGTGCCTTGTCGCGTTCTAGGGAATAGCATCGGTGCGTGTGGAAAACTGAAACAGCATGCTCCGCGTGACAGACTGCAATAAGCAATGATCGCAATAGTAGCTGTAGCTGTATTATGTGCTTTCACGTTCCTCGCGTGGCCTTCGCACCTTAACGAGATAGAGGGCACGAGATGGTGACTCGGCATAATATGGTTGGTTTCTGGTGTAAGTACTCTAGAAGTCATACATGTTCTTGCAGTAAGTGTCGTAATCCTGATATAAATGCAAATGGCCTATGTAACGCAATGCCAGTAGTGATACAATGTTGGTATGGTCGGTTAGGTAATAACATAGTCCAAGTATACCATGGTTTAATGGAAGCAATAGAGCGCAAGACCTGGCTTATTATTCCACAAAGCGACATTTGGAGATCCACGAGAATCGATATCCCTAATTGTGTTTCTGCAGATGTTTATATAGCACCTGACGATTACCATTTGCTCAGACCAGTGCGCGATCTACGAATGCATAGCGATTTAGCTCGCGAATTACTGCGGCGTTCGTTTGTAGTCGATGTAGGGAGTGTGCCAGCGCTTGGAGAAGGGTCTACAGTTGTGCACATACGCAGTGGAGATATCTTCAGAACGTTCTCTAATCACGCTTCAGCGTATGTGCCTCCTCCGTTAGCCTATTACGCACAGATTCTAAGAGAACGAGGAGGAGATACAATAGTGATCGCAGAAGATGCGATGAATCCTGTAGTTGGTTGTATTGCCGTGTGTGGGGGCGTGCGAGTGTGTATTGGACGACCATTGCTGCAAGACATTGTAACTATGCTTGGTGCAGAGACGCTTGTGATGTCAGTTGGTACATTCGTACCAGCGCTGGCTTTTCTGTCCATTAACTGCAAGCGTGTTGTGTGTCCGGATTATATCGCGACAGACCACAGGCTTGGTGGGGCACCACAGATTATAGAGAACGTCGTAGCTTTAGAGACTATAGATGTACCTGGATATGTTGACTCGATGTACCCTTGGAGTTGTACGCCAGAGCAGTTGCGAAACGTGCTCACGTATAGAAAGGAATGATTTTGTGCGTAAGTATTACAAAATCATTGTCCTTACAAGTTAGTTTCTTTGGACTTTTGCGCAGCTATCGTATGCCTCAATGGGTGCTGGGTTGGCAAGAGCCGACTCAGATGGTGATAGATGCTTAGCGTCGATACCATAACCGAACGAGAGGGGCTGGTTGCTGAAAGGCTGTGCAGCGCCACCTCTGCGGATACGTCTGGTACGCTTGCGGGCACGTCGCTTGTTATTGCGTGTGTGAGCTTTACGTGATCGCATCATGTGCTTGCGGCTACGTCTGGTCCTACGCGCACCACCCTTGTGAGAGCGGGAGCGACGCCCACGAGACTTCTTAGACATTGCTTTGCGGGTTCTGCGTTTGCCAGCAGCTTGTCTGGCGTGTGTTGTGTCGGATTTGACAGCTCCCGCATCGTATTTGCCTACTTCCCTGTGACCAGAAGCGGGGCCTGGAACAGGAACATCGGCGTTCCCTCCATCTCCGCTATGTGTGGATAGTTTGACGGTACCCCCCTTCATCTTACTATATGGCCCGAAAATTCCCTGGGCGGCTACCACATTTGACTTAGTACCGGCGCATCCGTGTGGCGGAACGAACGCGCGGTTTGATGGGAACAAGTCGGGTGGTTGCGCGAAGTTAGGGTTCGTTTCTGCAGTTAAGGGGCCTGCACTGTATTCTCCTACAACCCCGTCAGTATTGAAGTCTGCTGGTCCTGACATAGTATACTATTACCGTGTATTTTTTCTTTCAAGTTCGGCGAGTTCCCTCGAGCTAGTAAGCTTCTTGGAACGCGATGCGTATTGGACAGGTTGCCACTTGCCAAATTTTGGGATGTATTCGCATACGTACGCGGCACTCTTCTTAAGATCCACGTACTTATCAGGGCGGACATCCTCGAAGTCGGCCTCATCATCGCTTTCCTCGAGCGCATCCAAGTTCGCGTTCTCTTTAATTGTTCTGAACGTTTTGTTCAGCATGACACTAGTTTCGTAGTCCTGAACTGCTGCAGGCATCCTATGCTTCTTACCATCAGATGTATAAAGATGGTAGATGTCTTGCTGGACAGCGGGTTTAGCAATGAGTACAGCTAGAGTCTTTGACGATGCAGTATAGGGCGTGAGACCTAGTGCACGAGAGTTCCGCATCAGCAGGGAACGGATGTGACTCACATTGTATGGCAGCGATCTGGCTATGTCAACTGCCTCGATGAATGAAGATGTTGTTGGTGGGAGCCCGACTGACAGTCCACCCCGTGTCTGCACACGAGAATCGATCTGTGTCTCCAGGATCTGGCACAGGAGCTCCATCTTCTCGATCATCCTAAGGCGGTGCACGTCCTGGCCACGATGTAATATGATGTCCGTGCACGCGAAATTAGTCATGTCAGAACATTTGAATGTTATGCCAAGTAGCATAGTTCCTGTGCCAAGCGATAAGTCGTCGTGGAAAGCGAGCACCATTGGTACAGCGCTTGATATCTCACCATCTTTCCCCATTCTCATCAAGATAGCAACTCTTTTTGATCCAACATATGTGATCCAAAGGATTGAGGTGTCACCTTCTGGGACAACCGAGAAAGCATCTGCCCGGACTTTCTTATCGAGCGTTTTGTCGTAAGAAAGTTCGACGTCTGGAAATCGTTCAAGTGTAGCAGCTAGAGCAATCATCTTGCTCTGTATCCGCCTACGCCTTTAACTCCGTTTAGTAAGCACTGTACGCTCCCAATCCATCTCCAGTTGACGGACCAGGTTCTGGATTGTTTTGCTTCATGTTCATCAGGAACGTTTTCAGTTCGGCCTGCATGTCGGCCTGAACTGGTTCATCATCAGGTGCCTTTGGCGACGAGATGTCTGAGAGGATTTCGTTGTACCTTATAGCGGGTCTATGAACAAGATCCTTCACCTTCGGGACTGTCAGCGTGTCTATTAGGAACGAGTAGATGTAATGAACTAGTAAGATGAGTAGAAGTGACGTAATACTCCATCGGGCGACCCACGCTATCATTGCTTATACAGTGCTGGGAAAACTAAAGCTGCATTAGTAACGTAGATACGGCATCGGTGACCTCTGGGCTGTCAGCCGACATCGTTGTATCGATGTAGTAGTCTGACACATTACCATTGTCGTCTCTTATCACGACGAGGCGTGGCTGGGCGTGTTCCGCGACACGGTATGAAGAGATATCGACACTCTGTCTCACGTAACCGAAAGGAATCTGGAAATGTTTGTCTTGAGATAACGATTCGCTAGATGTGTCTACGAGCAATTGCACCTGTTGGTCACCAATGAACCTTTCCGATAGTATGACCTCACCGTCAACAATATCTACGCGTCTGATGTCCTTCCCATCGAGTTCGAAGATCCCTTTGTCTGTGAAGTATCTTGTTCTAGTTGCGGTGTGAGTCTTGAATGCTTCGATGCGAGCTGTGTCTACAGCGCTAAGCGCAGGTCCGTTATTGTTATACACGCGCACCATACTGGTAAAGATAAAGCGTCAAACCATTTAAACCGATTCATGTAACACATTCATCAATAATGACACGGATCGTGCTCGTAGATAAGACTGGTACACTTAAGCATCTAAATGCGAAGGATGTGACTGAAGAGGTGCTGTATAAGAAGTGTGGGCTCAAGAAGCCAGATGGATTTGAGCGTCGCGCCGCATGGCCAGTTGGTCTAGCGAAAGGCGCTGGCACCAGTTCTGCTGTGGGAGCTGTTGAGCTTTGGGCGAAGGATAGTGGGCGTGCCGGCACCGAGAACAAATACGAGCTACCACCTCCCGTAGACACACCGCTTTATTTTGGCACGATGGCCATTGTGGCTAGAGATGAGGACGGACAGCTGTGTGACCTAGAAATCGATGGATGGCAGAAGCTCTATGATGCACTGTTTGGTGGCTTCGAGGACTTGGACGGATCCGAGTCGGAAGAAGAAGACGAGCTGGATAGCATTCCGAAGTCCAAAAAGACGAAGGATGGATATCTGAAGGATGGGTTCGTTGTTGGCGGAGATAGCGATAGCGAGGAGGAGTGTAGCGATGATGCTGACGATGAGGAAGACGAAGGGGAGGAAGACGAATTCGGAGAGAGTGCGGAAGAGACCGGTATGGCAGATGCCAGTATGGCAGAGGCCAGTATGGCAGAGGCTGGTGCGGGCTGTGGCGGTTCAGAACTTGAACCAGATGAGTATTATTACAGTGACGATGATGCTTAGATGCACAGAAAGTTGAAGTAGCCTAAAGGGATATGTCTTCATCAACATACCACTGATGAGGACAATTAATGAGCCAGCTGTATTCAGGGAGGGCGTGCGATCCGAGCTTCGCAAGTCAGTTCCGCGCAAGTCTCACGCAGACAACATTGAGAAGGGGATCTTCAACGCTGCGTTGCTCGATGCCGACAGCAAGAATGTAGTGAAGAAGTGGGAAAATCCGCACTTCGTTCGTATCTACACAGACAGGTTGCGATCCGTGTGGATGAACCTGCAGAGACCACAGGTTGCAGAACTGGTGTCAAGCGGCGAAGTGAAGCCACACATCATCGCAACGATGACCCACCAGGAGCTCCTGCCTACGAGATGGGAGGAGCTGATCCAGAAGAAGAAGGACAGAGATGAAGAGCGATATGCGCCGAAGTTGGAGGCTAACACTGACAGCTACACGTGCAGGAAGTGTGGCTCAAAAGAGTGCTCCTACTACCAGCTGCAGACGCGTTCTGCTGATGAGCCGATGACAACATACGTCACGTGTATCTCGTGTGGGTGTAGGTGGAAGTGTTAGGTATTTGAAGTCAAATTCTTTTTCATTCACCAAGCGTGAAAAAGAATTGCTGCGTTGTCGGCGGTTTACACCAGCTCCAAGTCGGATGCCCGCCAGTACTCGGCTCCGCCATTTGGAAGCGGACGTCTTACGATGAATGGGATCGCCTTCCTTGAAAGCTCCTCTATTGCGATAGTGTAGCCGTCAACGACCCCATCTGGGACGGCGATGAATGGCTGCGCACCGTCATCGAGTTGTTTAGCTCTGACACCGAGGATGCGGGTTTTCTCGAATTTCGTCATGACTGGTATGGTGCGGTGGAGCTCGTCTATGATCGTGCCAAGCTCGTTACGTACAACGTTCGCGAGAGCGCGAACCTCATCGTAGTTGTGAGCTTTCGACTCTGGATGCATATCCTGGATGTACGACGACACGACCTCTCTATCGATCTTTTGGAGATACGCCTCATCAGCTTCGTCCTCGTCATCAGTCGCAACGTCCGCTTCATCCTCATCGTCGCTGCCACTCATCGCGGCTGGCTCTGCCGGAGAGGCCACCTTCTGTTTCTGGTGCGTGACGCTGCTGACGGCAGCCTCGTCCTCTTCTTCTTCTTCTTCTTCGTCTATATCTCCGATGCTGTCGTCCTCATACTCATCATCACTGTCGAGCCCAGCGATCTCCATCTCGCCAGTAGGGATTATCTTCCCAATCTTTATTGCCGGTTTGAACAGTTTCTCAGATCCGTCGTCCTCTTCGTCCTCCTCGTCCGAGTCCCCAGCACTGAAGTCGCTATCGTTGTCTTGTGCTTGGAATCGCGGTTGGAACCGAGGTTGCTGAGGCTCCTCGTCACCAGAGTACTCCTCGGGTTCGGATGCCTGGCTTGCAAGTTCGCTTTCTGAGTCGCTCATGCTGATATACTTGCGCAAGAAATATATTTAAGTAGGTCTTCGATTTTCTGGCTATTTCTGCTCGCTGGTCTTCCAAGTAGTGTCACAGTGGGCACACATGTAGACGTACCGCAAGTTCGCATCGTCGTAACGGATGTAGATGACCTCCTTCTCAGCGTCTCCGGAGTTGCTAGGACACTCCTGTCTGGGGCATCTAATTGTGCGGATCCTAGGGAGAGTTGGATCTTGCTTGGTATACTCGTTGATGACGTGTGCGTATTTCTCCTCGCTCCTGTTAACTTGAGTCTTGAGCACGCAAACATCCGACTCTGTCAGATCGTCGGCCTGGTGGCCACAGTGTCGGCAGTAGTAGATGAGTGTCTTCCCCTCAGACTCCTTGAGCTTCAAGTAGTACATGTTGTCGCATTTTACGCAGAAGTGCATGGCTGATATATAGTGGAGCGATCTTTTTATTTGCTACATGAATCAATTTTACAAGCTTCTATCAACGTTTCGAGCTTGGCTGGTAGTGTCGCGTAGTCGACTGAGCAGACATTCCTGTATATCGCTGTTGTAAGCGTTTTCTTCTCTTCCCCATACTGCTCTGCGAATTTCGCGGATACAGCATCGAGAAGTGCGCGCTTCCTAGCAGTAGTCTGAACACAATGTTCCCTGGCGATCGCGCGTAGTGCCTCGAAGCCCGACGGAAGAGAACTACCACTGAGAATGTCGACAACTGCGAGTTTTGTGTTCATGTACTCAACGATCGAAGTGTATGGCTCGAAGTCCGCGTGGTGTGCTGTCACGCCTGGTTCATGCAACAGAGGGTCTCTGGTAAGAATCGAACTGATCGTTAGAAGTACTGATGCGATTGTCTGGCATCCGGTCCAGCGATCACCTACAGACTGCCCGTGCCACGTATTGAGCATCGATAGGCAAGTCTTTCCATCTCTGTAAAGGTTTGGGTGCATCCTAACTCTATCGCCGCCGTTTGTTAGGAATGTCACTTTTGGTGGAGCGTGTGGATAATCGCACGGGAAATCCAGTCTGAAAAAGTAGTAGCCACCGTCGTATGGTGTTCCTTCCGCGCCAATTATCATTGCTCTACCGACTAGTAGGTCTGTATCTGAATGTTCGTAATAGATCCCATGCGAGTGCAGCGGGTCAGAGCTAAGAGCTTTTATGTCCTTCGCTAGTCGGTTTACGGTCTCTTTCGATATAGTGACAGTTCCACTTGCCATTGTTATTACTCTGAATGTAGGTTTATGTCTAAACATCCTCTCTTAACTATTATTGTGCTGTGTGGTCGAAGCACGACCCGGGTGAGTGAACACACGGCCCAAAACCACATCTGCGCAAAATTACATCCGCGCAAAATTGATGCAGAAATATCTCCGCCAATTATACCAAACTGATAATGGCAAGCAAAGGTACTGAATTCGATGCTTGTGTTCGGCTCTACACCGCCGCGAAGGGACTGCCGTTCACGCACACAAGAATACCCGACAAGGACCTGAGTGTGCACGGAGGGGCGTATACGGTCCCTGATGAGGAACACGAAAGATTCATGCAAGCTTACTACGACAAAGTGTTTGTGAATGGCCAGAAGGAGTATATGACAGAGAAGCAGCTCGTCGAGGATGGACCGATGCTCATCGATGTTGACCTGCGTTACGAGCCAAGTGTGACAGAACGCCGGCACACAGCCGAGCACATCGTTGACTTGGTGATGTGCTACGCGGACAAGCTGACAAGCTTCGTCGACATACAAGATGGCACGGAAGTGAGCGTGTTCGTGTTGGAGAAAGGCAATGTTAACCGCCTGCCAGAGAAAACGAAGGACGGTATCCATATCGTGTTCGGGATGAAAGTGCATAAGGCGATACAGTCACTGGTTAGAGATGCTGTGCTGCACGAGATCGCTACAATGTGGGATGATCTGGGTGTAAAGAACTCCTGGGACGAGGTGTTGGACGAAGGGGTCACGAAAGGATTCGTGAACTGGCAGATGTATGGGTCAAGAAAGCCGGGACACGAGGCCTATCTCATCAAGCACCATTATGCGTTGACATACCGCAGCAGCGGGGCTGCCTGGGGCATCGAAGAGTGTGATGTCAGCAAGTTCGACACAAAGAAACACTTCCTGAAGCTGTCAGCTCGTTACCGGGACCATCCAGGGTGCACTTTGAAGGCCAGTATGCAAACGAAATTCGATGAGGCAGCGAAGGGTCTGGGGAGACAAGGGCAGGCGCGTAAGCCGGCGGCCCAAGCAGTGCCGATGCGGCGCGTACTTAGTATGACGCGCCTTGATAAGATCGACTCAGCTGCGACACTTGATGCGCTGATTGAGGAATGGCTCGATGGGATAGATCCTTGCAACTACAAACTCAAGGAAGCGCACGAGTATACGCTAGCACTCCCAACACAGTACTATGGTCCAGGTAGCTACACGAAATGGATTCGTGTTGGTTGGGCACTTGCAAACACACACCCGAAGATGTTCCTCACCTGGCTGAAGTTCAGCTCACAAGATGGGTGCCGGAACACCTTGCAGGGATCCGACGGCAAGTTCGATTGGGGAATGGTTCCAGATCTGTTCGAGACCTGGAAGGGGTTTGACCACGCGAACCCAGATGGGCTATCGCACAGGTCTGTCATGTATTGGTGCAAGAATGACGCGCGTGAGAAGTACGAAGCGATCCACAAGGAAACCATTAGCTACTCTATCGAGCAGACGGTGGCTGACACAACGGAGTTCGATCTTGCGACAGTGTTGTTCAATATCTTCAAAGACAGATTCGTGTGTGTGAGCATCAGCAAGAACATTTGGTACGAGTTCAACGGTCAGCGCTGGTTCGAGATTGACCAGGGGAACACACTACGTCTGTGTATTTCGAAGGAGATGCACCAAGAGTACTTGGTGAGGATCCACGAGTACGCTACCAAAATGCAGACGATGGAACAGACCGATGCGTCGTATGAGACGATCAGGAAACGCACTAGCAAGATGGCGGACATCGCCGTGCTGCTGAAGAAGACCCAGTGGAAGAACAACATAATGCGTGAGGCCCGTGAACTCTTCTACGACCAGGACTTCATCAGCAAGCTGGACCAAAACCCGTACCTACTGTGCTTCAACAACTATGTTGTGGACTTCAAGGCAAAGATCGCTAGGAAGGGACAACCAGACGACTACATCTCGAAATGCACAAACATCGACTACGTACCACTCAGCCCGAACGTGCACGCTCCGACGATCGAGAAGCTCAACACCTTCATGGAACAACTGTTTCCCGCACCTGAACTCCGCAGGTACATGTGGGAGCATCTCGCATCAGTGTTGATAGGAACCCTGGAGAACCAGACATTCAACATCTACACTGGTACGGGTAGAAACGGGAAGTCGTGTCTAGTCGATCTGATGTCGAAGTGCCTCGGTGACTACAAGGGCGTTGTACCGGTCACATTGATCACACAGGGCAGGAACAGCATTGGCAGCACATCATCAGAGATCGTACAATTGATGGGTGTGAGATACGCGGTTATGCAGGAACCTAGCAAAGGCGACAAGATTAACGAGGGTATTATGAAGGAGATTACCGGAGGAGACCCTCTGCAGGGACGTGCGCTGTTCAAGGACACAGTGACGTTCATGCCGCAGTTCAAGCTGGTTGTCTGTACGAACACGCTGTTTGACATCAAGAGCAATGATGACGGTACATGGAGGCGTATCAGAGTATGCGACTTCATGTCGAAGTTCCTTGACAAGCCGTACGAAGACGACCATCAGTTCCCTAAGGACGAATTCCCTTACCAGTACCCTCTAGACAAGAAGCTGGACGAGAACTTCAATGAGTGGGCGCCAATCTTCACCTCGATGCTTGTAGAGAAAGCGTTTCAGACTCAGGGGAACGTCGACGATTGCGATATGGTGCTCGCTGCGAGCAATGAGTATCGTGAAGGTCAGGACTACCTCGCTGAGTTCGCAAAAGAGAAGATCATCCGGAAGCAGGGAAGCAAAATCAAGAAGACAGAGATCCTGCACACTTTCAGAGAATGGTACACGGGCAACTATGGTCGAGGCGTACCGAAAGGTCGGGAGCTGTATGAGTTCCTTGACAAGCGATACGGTCGATACAAAAACGGCTGGCAGAACGTGGCAGTGTTGTACGACAATGACGAGGGCGATGCGATCGATGATATGTAAGGACGTTGATGATATATTTTTTTTTGTTTAAGAAGCAAATTGAGTTAATGTGGTTGCGTTAAGGTCTCGAACATAGTCTATCTCCTATTATAAAGCATGGAGTACACGTTCGATGAAAAACAGAGTACTCAGTTGTGTGAGATAATGGGCAGGAACAAAAGCGACAAAGGGTCATCGGATATCTGCGAGTGTTGGCACAACTACACAACGTTCTATTACAGCATATTCAGTAGCTTACGCGACCAGCAGTTACGTATATTCGAGCTCGGACTTGGTACGAACAATCTAGCGGTTCCTTCAAACATGGGTGCTGACGGAAGACCTGGAGCATCCCTTTATGGTTGGGAAGAATTCTTCCCGAATGCCCAAATTTTCGGCGCCGATATCGATGATGGGATATTATTCACAACTGATCGAATCAAAACGTTCTTTTGTGACCAGACGAATCCGGCCGTAATAAGAAACATGTGGAGAGATCCGACTTTGCAAGAGGAGTTCGACATAATAATTGAAGACGGACTGCATACGTTCTTAGCCAATGTCTGCTTCTTCGAGAACAGCATTCATAAACTGAAGGCTGGTGGATACTACATAATAGAGGATATCACTAGTCGTGAGATCGCACTATTCGAGCGTAAGATCACAGAGTGGACGCGCAACTATAGGGATTGCGTGTTCACACTGTTGAAAATACCATCGTTGGTTAATACGTGTGACAACAACTTGTTAGTTGTGTACAAATCGCCACAATAGAACATAAGAGCATTGTCAACACTTACTTTGCTTATAGCGATCGGATATTGTGAACATAGATCTGTTCACGATATACATATTAATTCATTATGTTACTGGTCAGTTCCGGTGTAGACGTCTTTCGGAGCTTTGTTGTCCGCGTACCACTCAGCTGTCTGGTATGCTGTACCGATTGTTCTCACCAGCCAAGAGACGATGAATGGGAACGCGACTAGCCCTATGGGCAGGAGCCACCCTTTCACCGTTGCATACCCTTTCTTCTGGAAGAATGACCCGGTGTAAAGCAACACCACGGAGAGAACGATGTAAATGATCGTGAATAATCGCTTGACAGTGTGAAGCCAACCTTGCGCCCAGTCCTCATAAACCACGCGCCTATCGTTGGTCTGGACTGCCGCAACATCGCTGTCCACAGCTAGGCTAAGCTGCCTATTCTCAGTAAGCCTTATATTCAGGAGCTCACGAAGTCTTTTTGCAGATGCGACTTCGGCAGTGTAGTCGCTCAGAAGAGTGTCGAGCTCTTCCATCAGCTCGTGGTGGGAAGCTTTAGCAGCTGTACTGCGCTTGTTGGCGACCTTGGTGTATCTATCGACAAGCATCTGTCTATAGCCGACTTCACCGTCCTTGAACACATAATACGCCTTCTCTGTACTCTGTACGTTGCTTGGCGCTGTCGCTAAGTCTTCCTTGGCAGCCATCCATTTACGACGTAGCTCATCGGTTTTTTTGCGCTTCTGACAATCAGTATCACAAGTGATCATCGACTGCAGGTTTGCCACTATACCGTTCATTCTGTTGCTAGGCAACCCCATTGAGTTGAATATGTTTTGGAGCTGTTGTTGTTGCGCTGGATCAGTGGAGCCCTGAATCATTTCTTTTATCTTCGCCATAGCGGCATTGTCAACATCAGTCTGTGAGCAGGACATATAACTAATATACTACCAGATTAAATTCGCACGTAGCCGTCGTCCCTGTCGCTAAATGGAACCACAGTTGTTTGCTGCTGTTTCCACGGGCAAGGTGCGACTGGGTCCTCTACATAAGATACCGATTGCCGCATTCCACCAAATCCCTCAACGCACTGTTGCTTGTCACTATCATACGTTGTGCCACTCGCACAGCAATTCGAGCCGACACATCCAAGACCAAGGCTAGCAGCGAAGCTGTTCGCATCATCCTCAAGTGAAGTAGTTGCTCCTTGTAGTTGGTCTTGGTCGTATTGAAGAACCGTCGGGTTATTGGCATCAGGATCCCAAGCCCAATCATACTCGTCGAAGTTCATGTTGTTTCTGGAATTTAGGTCATAAACCCTACGGATGAGGTAGATCGCGCAGAGGACCGTCCATACACCAATGATGCCATTCATGATATTCTCTGGAACCCATCCCTTCTTTGCCACAACTATAAGAATTAAAAAGACAAGTGAGATCGCAATAATGGCCTTCATCAAAGACGATTGTGCGCGATACTTCTGGCTATAGTATGTGTTAATCTCAACCATTCGCATCTTGTTATGCTTGTCTGTATTCATTGCGTTGAGTCGTGCCTTTGCGGCGTTCAGTTCCTTCTCAACTACCCCTGTAACAACCAATTGGTCGACCAAGTCCACACGGCTCTGTGCGACGCGCCCTTGCACACCTTTGTACATCGCGTCCAGCTCTTCGAACATCGTCATACGCATCTGAGACAATTCGTTGATCTTGGTGATTGTGGCCTGCTGTTTAGCGAGAGCCACACCATTAGCTGAATCACTTTCAAGCTTCTGGTACAACTGCTTCTCAAGGTCTTGAAGCTGCTGGATGTTTTTGAGTGTAGCAGCCTGTCGAGCTTGGGTTTGCTTGACAACATCAGAATTAAAGTCAGATCCTGAGCTCATCGTATATATACCAATTGAGATAATTATATACGATGTGGGTTGTAGGCCTGTCTAGCGCGAGGCCTTAAGGGCTGCCAGGACACCGACTCCAGCGAGCGCGGCCCATAGCATATACTGCACGCTATCGGATGACAGCTCGGTGCTTGATGATGACGCCATTGCGTTAGTAGTAGGAACCGTGTCCTCTGCTCCACCAGCCTGCTCTACCACTTTTCTGTATGTTTCAGTATCCTTCTGCAGCCTGCGCATCTCTTTGAGCAACCTGTTGTCCATTGACTGGTCTTCTGCTGCAAGTCGTTTCAGTGCTGCTGAGACCTCACCAGCAACCTGCTCTAGGGCGTCGAATTTCGCCTTAACGACAGCCTGTTGTGCGAATATCGCCTTCGCGAGACCACACTGTGAGGACATCGTCATTGGATCTCCCAACGGAAGACCATTAATGACATTCGCATATGACGGAATCACATCTGTTGAGCATGATTTGTTATATGTAGGCTGGATCATTCTGACGTATGTATCCGTCGTCGAGTCAAGGTTTCGACGTGCAACAGGGAACATGCTAGCGCCCTTCAACCAACAGTTGTTATTACTCTTGTCGAATGCTATGCCGTAACAGTCATCTCTCGCGCTGCACTCAGATGTGCAATTGTCTGGTGTACTGTTCGGTATTGGTGGAGCGATATCGTACCCAGGTGAGTTATACCCACTAAACTTGGTGTATTTTGTTCCGAGTGTGTGCTGGCCAGGAAATGGACGGGCTTTCATTTCATCATCCACATACGCGAACGCCCTTGGTGCAGGCGTAACAGAACCTTCAGACATCGTATAGACACCCATCGCCGGTTTCGATCCAGGTCCAACGTCACCGGAGGCACCTTGGCTATTTGGGTTCTGTGACACATTCGTAACACCACTGCACGAGATCACCGCATATCGAATCCCCACGCCAAGCTGACTGTTCGTATTCAAATAAGCTTTTATCCAGTATGTGCCACTTGGAGAACCAATGAACTCACTCTGTCTCAGGAACTCTCCTGCTTGCAGGTAGTTCCTTCCATACTTACCCTTAGACGCGACACGCGGCGGATATGCTAGACGTGCTCCAGTTGCACCAGATTGCCAGACGATGCTCCCATCGCCGTTAGTAAGAACGGCATTTCCATCGTCACCAATCGTCAGACGTGACAATCCACATTGGTTTGCTTCCGCTTGACAGTCGAACATCGCGGTCTGGTAGGAAGCGATAGGGTCCATTGAGATAGTCTTCGTGTCGCTTCCAGTGCAAGTATATGATGCCGAGTACCCCTTTCCGCACCCAAATGCAGGGTCGCCGCCACCGATGGTATATCCTGCAGTAGTCTGGCCTCGCACCGCATTATTGGTCGCATCAGTCCAGTTACCAGACTGAATGTTATACGTTGAACTGCCTTGTGTTCGCTTAGCGTATCCCGGCACGGACTTACCAGAGCAATTACCACCGTATGTGGCCGACGTCACGTTGATAGCCGGTCTTGTAAGTGCGTTGCACCCAGATATCGGGCTAGTCAGGCCTATAGCGGTGTAAGATGACATCTTCGATATATCGTTGTCTGAGGCCGCTAGTTCACCTGTCGCCATCTGACCGTTATACAAGATCGCGAACACGGTGTTACTGGTGCCGCCGTCAACCTTCGCTATCACGGACGTAGTTTTGACATCGTACGCACTTGTGTTGATGCTGCCAGTGTTGTAGTTGTGAGGTGCCATCGAGCAGGTATATGAGCTGTCCGTATTAAGGGTCACTCCGAAAGCAGGATATCCATTGTCGGCAGCCTGTACACGGCACTCCTCTATCGCAGCATCGCTTGTTCTAGAGGTTAGAGTCGCTGTGCTCCAATCTGATTGAGTCTTCGTACACGCCTTCCACGACGCAGTGTTGGTGTCCGGGTTAGTCGCACCCATTGCTTGAAGGCTCACGCCTGTGCGAGAGCACGGTTGAGCAGCCTGCAACTGTCTGGACACGATCGCGTTTGGGGTTGTCCCAGCAAAGCTACCAATAGCGTTCGGATCATCGATCTTGCCACTGATAGTCCCAACCTGCGTGGGGCACCCCAGTTTGCCCTTCATTTGATTGAGTACAGACATAGAAGCCACAGGTAGTACAGTAGCCTGGTTCGTCATATATGCTACAGTGGCTCCAGAGCCCTTCACGAACTGGCCACCCATTGACTGCTTCGAGCTATCTTGTAAGTTAAGATATGCAGATGCAACGTCATTCATTGCCTTCTCAGCGGATGCGTAGTCGCTGAGGGCCTTCCTAAACTTCGCACTCAGGGCATCGACTTTCTCTCTCTGTCGCGCGTTTCTGTCCTCAGATTTTGGAGCACCCATACCAGCGAAGCTTTCAGCTGCACTTTCATACGACGCGTTAGTAGGGCCGGATGGTCCTGCGTACACATCGATGTAGTTTGCCCTTGATTGCACGCGCTTTGTCTTACTAGCATTTGCCGCTAATAGAGACTTGCCTTGTTCTGTATCCGGGCTAGTATCGTCCATACCTTCTTATCTACTATCTACTGCGATAAAAATGTATTTTCTTATGCGAGTGAGCTCACTAGGTGGTACAGCAGTGCCGCTATAGCGACAACCAGGATAACATTCTCAGCAGGAGATGTCTCAGATGTCATCGCTGCTCTACCGACGAGCAATGCAATTACAATAGCAGCAAGCATCAGAACAGCCAACTGGAAATAATTGCTTGATTGTTCTTTCCCACTCGTCTCCATATCACCATCAACATTGGTCAGGTTTGCCCGCATCCTAGCGGCCTCCATACCCTTGACATTCAATTGCCGTGACAGAAGGTGAAGCCGTTTCGAATCCAGTTTGGCAATGTCTTGATAGCCAACACCGCTTCTCTCTATCTTACGTATCACGTCGCCAGCACTAGATGTTATCGCATTGAGGTCAGAGTTTATCCCGTCCATGATACTCAGCCAACGCTTGGCGTCCTTAGTATCTTTAATCGAAATCGCTTGCTCATATGCTGCTTGTACGTCACCATAGGAGACTATCAGCATGTTAGTGACCGCCTCTAGTTCTTTAAGCTTGAGGATTGAAGGATAATCTCCGTTCTGCATCTATACTATAGTCCGACAAATTATGATGACTTCGACATCCAGTGTGCAACGATCAAGTAGAGGACTATGATAGCCCCGACAACAGCAAGGCCATCCATTACAGGCGTCGAATCCCCAGAGAAGAATGCGCGGATAGTTATGCTCACAACCAACGCGACAACTAAGACCCACATAATCAGGTGTGTCCAGGCTGCCGTGCTCTGCAACGCCGATGACTCCTGTTCGCCTTGGACCGTTTCCATACTCTGCGAATACAATGCGATCTCGGTCTGTTGTTGACCGAGCTGGGCAGTATATTTGTTCAAACGATCTCTCTCGATATCTCTCGCCATTGCGATCTTCACATCGTCAACAACTACGTTACCAAGTTCAATAGACAGCTCCCCAGCGAGCTCAGTGAGCCTACTGTTCAGCTGCATTAGTTTCTTCCACACGCCTGGGTTCACATCTAGCTGCATGCAATAGTCAGTTGTAGTCATTGGACCGCCTGATGGAATAGCGTTGTACTGCGCAGCACTGAGCGTTGTGACAGGAACATCACAAGAAGACTGTTTGCTTGCCCAAACATCGCTTGAGTAAATGTGCTTGTAGCCTTTAATATCTACCCAAGCATTCTCTCCAGTATCAGCGTTGCGAACATTGCGCCCGGAAACACCACACGCTTGTCCAGAGCCCATGTCAGGCCCTTTCCCGAACTTGCGCATAGACTCATTCGATACTGTTTCAGGATCGCTAGGACAGTTATCTGCGTTAGAGGACCAAGCATCGTTCGAATACTTGTGCGTATATCCATAGTCATTCACATACGAATAGTTTCCATCACCAGTTGTCACAGCCTGGCCATAGTACTGACGAATCTCCTTATCCGCTGCCGATTTCTTGACCATCTCTTCTGAGAAGACTTTGTAGAGAGAGTTATACTCTGCTACGGTGCGGTTGAACTCGTCCTCAAGCCTAGTTACATCTCGAGTAGACGTATTCGATCCTCCGGCAGTTGACACGCTACCGTCGCTGCTCATCGCTTCAACTGTGGTGCCAACACCCGGAATTCCAGTTGATTGTAGACCAGCGTACTGCGGTGCCACCTCCCGCGTGTACATTCTGTTGAAGTCCATGAACTGTTGACCTTGATGCAGCCCAGGGTCGTTCTCAACAGCCGTACCCCTATTTGGGACAATACCAAGATCTTTCATAAAGCTGATGAAGCTCATTGTCTATACAATACTGACAGAAAATGTGCTCATCCCGTAGTGCGGGTATTCTTGTACACCCCATAGCCGAGTGTACATAATGCAAGGAAGTAAACGATGTTCTCTCCACGGTGGAAGTTGTACCAGTACCGTGAGTCATCATACATCCCTATAGCTCCCTGTCGCTCGTTATCGAGGCCTTGAAGCTCAACCATAAGCTTCGCGTTCTCTTTCTCAACAGCTGCGATCTTTTTGATTGTCTCAGCTATCTGTGATGCGACTGTTTTAATATCTCGTTGCAACGAGTCTTTCGCCAGGAACATGTCCTTATTGAGCTCGTCTACGTTTGATTGGTTATTCTGATATGCGTCTGTATACGCAGTGAGTGTTGGGTACGCCTTCGCGTACGGAAAAGAATGAGTCACTTCTCGAAGTGCGATCTGGTACCTTGTATCTAGTTCGCG